TCGAGGCCCGCGTGTTGGCGTGGGTAGCAGGGCAGAACGATCTCGTTGAGACGTTCCGGAAAGGGGGAGACGTGTATAAAGAAATGGCATCGGCCATCTACAACGTGAGCACGGAGAGCGTCACTGACGGACAGCGGCAGGTTGGTAAGATGGCAATCTTGGGCTGCGGCTATGGCATGGGCGGCAAACGCTTCGCCGAGCAATGCGCTACGATGGGCATCAGGGTAGACGAGGACGAAGCCAAGCGCATCGTGGCCGTCTACCGTGAGAAGAACAACAGGATCGCGCAATATTGGCGTGATGTCGAGGACGATTTTGTAGAGATGGTGAAGGACGCTGGCCGTGTTGGGTCGGTCAAGCTTCCACTACCTAGCGGGCGGTTGCTTACATACCACAATCCGCGCATCATTCAGCGAGAGACACCTTGGGGGGCTATGCGCGACACAGCCCAAGTCGATACGCTGAATAGTGTGACGCGACAGTGGACATCCCAGATTATCTGGGGCGGTCTACTGACGGAGAACGTGGTGCAAGCAACCGCCCGCGACATGATGGCCACGGCCATGATGGCGTTGGAACTTAAAGGATACAATGTCATCCTGTCCGTACACGATGAAATCATTTGCGAAGTGCCAGATGATTTTGGTTCGCTCGACGAAATGATTGACATCATGACACGAGTTCCTGCATGGGCCGAAGGCTGCCCGATCAACGCCGAGGGCAAAGAAGGAAAGAGGTATCGGAAATGACAGCACACGCAAAGTTTGGCGCGTCCAATGCAAAACGCCGCATGAACTGCCCCGGCTCGTTAGAAGCTGAGGCCCCATTTTCTAACGAGAGTTCACCCTACGCCGAACTGGGTACAGCGGCGCACGAACTGGGTGAGTTCTGCTTAGTCAATGGACATGAAGATGCCTTCGCCTTCATTGGCGAAGCGCATAACGGCCATATAGTTGACGACAACATGGCCCGTGCGGTTCAGGTTTACATCGACCACATCCGCGCAACAGCCTCGTTGGAACCAAGCATCTGCCGCTATGAGAAACGCTTCAGCCTCGACAAACTCGATCCGCCCATGCCAATGTTCGGCACAGCGGACTGCATCATCTACGGCAAAGAGAGCGGGACACTCTACGTCCTTGACTATAAGCACGGCCAAGGCGTTGCGGTTGAAGTCGAGAATAACGAGCAGCTTAAATATTATGCGCTCGGAGGAATATTAGAGATTGGCGAAAAGGCTCCGGTCAACAAGGTCGTGACGGTTGTTATCCAGCCACGCGCTTCGCATCCCGATGGGCCGATACGGGAGTACAGTTACACCCGCGACGAGATACTGGACTTCGGCACAGACCTTATCGACGCAGCGCACGCAGCCATGAAGCCGGACGCACCGCGCATCTCTGGCGATCACTGCAAGTTCTGTCTAGCAGCCGGAACCTGTTCGGCCCTGCGCAACAACGCCCTTGCAGTCGCACAAGACGAGTTCGGCACAGTGCGAAACGTCAATGACCTAACTCCGCAGGAAGTCGCGGACTTTCTGGAAAGGGTTCCGCTGATTGAAGAATGGATCAAGTCTTTGCGCCGCCACGCCAATAGCCTGTTAGAAACTGGCGGGTCGCTCCCCGGCTACAAGCTGGTCGAGAAACGACCGACCCGTCGCTGGCGTGTCGAAGAAGAATTTGTGGCTTGGGCCGCACAAGAAGGTCTGGATGACGACGACATCTACGAAAAGAAGTTGAAGTCGCCACCTCAGATCGAGCGTATCGTGGGCAAGAAGAACTTGCCGACATCGCTCGTCATCGCTGTATCATCCGGCACATCAATGGTCGCTGATACAGATAACCGTCCTTCTGTCGCCTCTTTGGCGGCGGATGACTTTACCGTTGAATAAGGAAATACCGATGTCAAAAGTTATTACACCCGAAGCAATCATCTCTTATCCGCATGTGTTCGAACCACAGACGCCTCCGGGTGCAAGTGAGCCAGTTTATTCTTGCTGCCTTGTATTCCCTGACGGCACTGACATGTCCGAACTCAAAGCGACGGCGGCTGCTGTGGCCAAGGAGAAGTGGGGAGACAAGACAAAGAGCCTGATGGAAGGCGGCAAAATCCGTATGCCTTTCCGCAACGATGGCGAAGAGAAGGGCTACCCTGAAGGGTCGGTCTTCATGAACGTCAAGTCGAAGCAGCAGCCCGGTGTTGTCAGCAAGTTTGCTGGCGAGAACGGCAAGCCTGCTCCGATTACTGACCCCAAGGAAATCTATCCGGGTGCAAAGGTTCGCGCCTCATTGCGGGCGTATGCGTACAGCGTGAACGGCAACAATGGCGTTGCCTTCTCACTGGGCAATCTTCAGAAGGTAGGCGATGGCCCCCGTATGGACGGCCGTCTGTCTGCCGCGGACGAGTTCACTGCGACGGAACGTCCGTCCGCAGACATCTCGGACCTTGACGATTTGCTCTAAATGAAGGGAAGGGCCGGGGAGTTTGGAAGTCGCCCCGGCCCTTCTCAATCTAAAGCCTCAGAAATCATCTGGGCTTTCTTGGCTAAGGTCTTAGCCACAATCTCATCAACAGAATTGACAAGGCCAAAGGTCCGCACGATTACGGGCTTTGTCTGGCCGATGCGATGGCAACGCTTAGCCGCCTGCGCGTTCACCGCCGGAACCCAATCCATCTCCACGAATGCCACCTGATTTGCGGCTGTCAGCGTAATCGCTGTCGAACAGGCCGTGATCTGGCCGATGAATACGCGCACCTTCGGATCGGTTTGGAAGTTATCAATCGCGGCCTGACGGTCAGCTGTCGGCATACCGCCTGCGACCACCACTGGGTTGAAGTCTTTCAGCTTATCGTAAAGCGTCTGGATTGCGTCGGTGTGGTAGGCGAAGATTACGATCTTGTCATAGGCATCATCAGCCAACTCGCCCGCTATCTGTGTGGCGATGGGCGCTGCCTTGGCCACACCTGTCAGCCGACGAAGTGACGCGATGTGCGGGGCAATGCTCTCGATCTCGGCGGACAAGTCTTGATTTGTAAGGGAGTGCGCGAGGATCATATCGACCGCTTCGGCTTGGCGTAAGTCGTCGATATGTTTTCTGTCGTTCCAGTTGTCAATCTCGACGGGTGCGTCTTGCCACCAAATCGGCGGCAAATCTTTCAGCACAACCTCGCCCTTACGGCGCAGCATGATTGCTTTCAGCACGGTCTTGAACTCAGCCATGCGTTCGGCCTTGTTGCCGAGGATTTGAAGGCCAAACTGTCCGCTCCAAGTCTTGCAGAAATACGTTGTGTATTCGGCGAAGTTCAGTGGGTACTGCCAAATCGCTTTAAGATGGGTCCAGAAATCGCTGACATTATTAGGGATGGGAGTACCGCTAAGAAGCCAAACACGATCAGCAAACTTAACAAGGCCATCACCGCGACAATACTGACCATATAGATACTTTGTGCGCTTAGCAGTACGGTTCTTGAGATAATGCGCCTCGTCCAAGACGAGAACGTCTGGCTCAAACTTTGCGATTTCATTGCGGACCTCCTTCGACTGGGTAATCTTGTCGTAGCTGAACACCTTGACTTCGCGCTCGACGGTTCCCCATCGCTCGAACTCACGACGCCAGTTGATCTTTGCGATGGCCGGGCAGATCACGACGACCTTTGTCAGGCCGAGTGTATCACAGGCTGCGATAACTTGAATTGTTTTTCCAAGGCCCTGCTCATCGGCAAGGAATGCGGCGGGGTTCTTACAAAGAAAGTCTGCGCCGACTTTTTGGTAATCGAATAGGTGGTTCATCGTCTTCCCTCTCAGCGGCGTAGCAGGCAAGAAGCGCAGCTTCGGCCCGGCCGTCGTCCTTTTTCCGTGCGAAGAGATGGGCGTAATCCGGGAACAACTCTTGTGCCCGCTGCCGACTGCCGTCCTTCCCTCCGAACGTGCGCATAGACTTAATCCAAGTCGCAGGCGGTATCAACTCAAAAGATACAGACAATCCGGCCAGCACGCCTTCGACGATACCAGCGGCACGGCCGAAGCTGAACATCGAAGACACACCTTGGCCCGGCATGGCGTGAACCTTCTCGATAAGGGCTTTAGTCTCGCCATCAACATGTGGGCGGAGCGCATCGGCCAGCATGTGTGCGTCAACCTGATTGACGACACGCGGCCCGCGCTTGACCTTTAGAGTAGGCATGTCGATGATGACAAGTTCTCGGCTATCCTTATCCAGAATAGCTATTGCGCCGAACGCTCCAACGTCGCATCCAAGTATCCGCACTTGGCTTCCTTTAATCTTTGGGAAAAAGTTTTTCTTCTTCCGTAAGACACGTCACGGATGACATGCACAGGGGTGTCATACTTTAACGCGAGAGATTTAGCTACCCCTCTTTTCTTTCCCATCACTTCAAGGTCGGACTGTATCGCCGCAATTAGTTCGTCTGAATACTTAGCACACGGATGCCTGTCCCCGCCCTGCCATGTTCCGTGTGCGGCTTTGTCCGCTATATTTTCCCGTTGGCTCCCAATGTCTAGATTGGACACCCGGTTGTCTTTCGAGTTGTTGTTTTTATGACGAACAACTTGATCTGGCTCTAAGCCTAGATAAGTTTGCGCAACCAACCGAGCCACGGTATAGTTCTTTCTGCGAATAGATACGCGCAAAACTGCGTATCCTGTTTTGTCCACGGCCACATGTGGTTTAAAATAATGCCACGGTTTACCACGCTCAGGGTGCGACTTATTTATTTCTCTTTTAACATTCCCAATCGTAGAAACCCAAACGCCCGGTATCGTTGGGTGCAACTTCCATTGTTCCATATACTGCCTCCTGTAAAGCAGCATACGATATTTATGGGGTTAGCGCAAGTGGCTTCTGGGTCCTAGTTTCTTACGATGGCGAAGCCCGTCGGGTTTGTGGCGACGCTTCGACTTCGGCTGCGGCGTCCACTTCATATCTTTAACGCTACTCTTCTTGGCCATTACTCGCCTTTCGTATAGACCTTATAGTCGCCGGGGTCTGTGAACTGAGTACCGACGGGGAGTGCGTGATACTGTTCTTGGCTCTTGAGAAG